CATCTGAGTACGGTTGTGAGCAATCAGAGGAATCTTGTATTCCTTGGGTAACCCATCCATGTACATCGCCAAGGTTGAGCGAAACATATCTCTGTTCTCTTCCGTATCCGTTGTCAATGTTCCCTGAAGACCAGGGTTAACAAAGTGCCAATACAGATCGAGGGCAAGAGAGATGGTGGTGATACCAAGTTGCCGCCCTTTGAGGATCGTGAAGAAATGAACGTCTTCCTCTAAGCCTTTAGCAATCTCACCCATGACATAGGTTTGAGTACCTAATAGCTTATCCATCTTCTTTAAGCCATGCTCTTTGGTTTCAATCTTGAGCTGTCGGCAGAAGTGATAAAACTGTTGAAGATTAAAGTTACTCATAGTTCCCAGTTAGCAATAGCACTTCTGACCTTTGTATCTCTCGCACAGGCGATTAATTCCTTGTACTGCAACTCAGAGTATGTCTTTTTCCAATAGGCTGCTAGAGAGCGTTTCTGAGCCTTGGTTCTGCAAAGACAGGCAGCATACATCTGAGCCTTAAAGTCTTTCCTTGTTGCCAGTAATTGTTCACTGTATTGATTTATCAAGTTTGGCAATCGTCATTCTCAACGTATCAATTTCTATCTGCGCCTCAGTCAGTAGTCTAGTAGACTCCGCATGAACTCGCATCAACTCTTTAAACATCTGTTCCTTAGACATCTGCCACACCAAATCCAAATACTTGTTCTTCTGAACCTGGTCTGGTGGCTCTACATATGTGATGTCATGTCCGTTAGCTTCAATACTCATCTAGTTCCCCACCAAAATAAACGTATAAGGTCTTAGCAGCCTCATAGACCGCTTCATCTACTTCCTCGTTCTGGTCATCCTCAAGCAAATCCATCACCTCTTCTAGACGGCAAAGCATTAACTTGTCAACCAAGCTATTTATTCTGTCCTCCATAACCTCTCTCCCGTTCGGTAGACAAACTGTTACTCAGTTCGCCAAACTCTAACTCCATTGTTCTCAGTACGAGCAACAAACTTCCATCCCAATTGCTTACCAACCCGATAGTTCCCATTGCATATCTGATTCAGCTTACCGTCAGGTACAAAGAATGAATCACCTACTTCCATAATCTTATATGGGTACTTGTTCCTAATAATACTCTTTGGTACATCTAACCCTTTCTCTACTGTGAGCATATCTACTCCTTTAATGAATTGTGCAAATAATAGCATAAACCTGATTTTTTTTTGGGGGGATATAGGAATGGGGCTACCCCCTACAGCCCCCTAAACCCATTCCATTGCCAGGGTGACTATCGGTTCTGGTGTAAGAATAGATAATATATATATATAGGGTTTATACTTATACCCATACCCTTTGTAAGGTAGTTGTAAGGAAGTAGTATGGCATTACGTACTTTAGTAACAATCCTTAATCCCTTAATAGATTTATATATAGGATATATAACCACTAATATAGATATATATATTTATAGACAACTACTATAGATGTATATAGTTTATTTATAAAATCTATATCTATATAAATATATAGTCCTAAGTATTCCTTACTGTTATATAAGTATATAGTGTTTCACGTGAAACAATTACTCAATAGATTAATGCTATCGCCTAGATGAATTGATTAAAAAATACAATGAAGAAAGTATTTGACAACATGATTAATTGATGTATAATTCTATTCATGCAGTCACTCAACAGCTGCATAACTCAACAAACTAGGGGCTTACAATGTTAGAACTAATCAAAATGCTTGCAGTGATTTTTAGTCCGATCTGGTGTGCTTTTGCATTCATGGCCATATGCAGTCTACTGTTTAAAGCAATCGACGCAATCAAGCAATAATCACCACCAGGGGGGACGCCCCCTGTTCTCTTATCTCAACATAGGGGTTTATCATGGTTCGTATATCTATTACCTCAAAGCTTGACGGGATTCGCTCTTGGTCACTACTAGCACGTACGCATTGTCCTGCTAGCATTGAAAATGGTGAATTAGTTGATGCTTGCAAGGGTTGTTATGCAGTTAACGGGAATTATCGTTATCCGAATGTAAAAGCGCCCAGGATTGAGAATGCCAAAGACTGGCAAAGACTATCTTGGGTTGATGATATGGTTCAAGCTTTACAGAATGATCGCTATTTTAGGTGGTTCGATTCTGGCGATATGTATGCATTACCGCTAGCAGAAAAGATTCTTGAAGTAATGCAGCGTACACCTTGGGTTAGTCACTGGTTGCCGACCAGAATGCACAAATTTCCCAAATTTAAGCTTGTACTTGAGCAAATGCAAGCTTTAAAGAATGTATCGGTTCGATTCTCTAGCGATAGCATTACTGGCGATTACATCAAAGGCTTGCATGGTTCGGTGATTATCCCGACCGCCCAAGATGTCAAGAAAGGTATGACATTGTGCAAAGCTTATCAGAATGAGGGTAAATGCTCTGGTTGCAGGGCTTGCTATGACAAGAAAGTAAAGCTTATCGCCTACCCTGCTCATGGTGCGACTATGCATAAAGTAATTCGCATTAAGCTTGCAGCATGATAAGGGGAAATATCATGTTCAAAGTATGTCAACAATACTTCGATGATTTCATCCAAGCAGAGCAATACGTCAAGCTGCTATTTCGTTTAACACGTAAAAAATACTCAATTGAGAGGGTTTGATTATGACTAACAAATACAAAGAATTGCTTGGTTGGGCACTATCACTAGCAATATGCTCAATTATTTTTATATGGTCTTTTATTGTCGCAACAAACTAAGGGGATAACATGAGATTACATGACAAAGTTATACCACTGTCTCTCTTAACAGAGCATAAAGCTAAAAGTACGGCAGCTATGCTCCAATCCGATGATGATTGGACATATGAGGCTATCCCTTGGGGGGATAAGTATTGGACTATAAAAGTATCGGATGACGATGGCTTTTTAGGTTATATCTAAGCAATACCCCTAGAATCTATTAAAACGGCTCTAGGGGCTTTTTTTACCCGTTGTATATGTATTGCTATTACTTTTCTTTTCAACGCCTATAAAGGCTTATTTTTAGGGGTATGTTATGAAGTACTTATTAATTGCTTTGTTGTTTGTATCTGGTGTTGCCTGGGCTTGTAGCAGTAATTCGTTTATGGGATCAGATGGTAAAGTGCACATATGTATTACGTGCTGCACTGGTGAGAATAACCAAAACTGTGTAACTACGTGTAATTAAGGGGATAGAAATGGATGATTTTGATAGAGAAATAGCGCACGCACAGAGAGTGCAACAACATAACGCTAGCTTGTTAAACCCCGAATGGGAATATGTACCTGCCAGTAAGACAGATATACGCAAGACCTGGGCTAAGTTTGGATTTAAACCGCCTAGTGAACAAAAGGTAGTTGACAAGCATTGATTTAGTTTGATATTGTGCGGATGTTGTCGTGATGGACAATTAAACCGTTATAGCAAGTGTCTGAACCCGCAAGGGTTGATCCCGCAAGGATTCCATCACCGGACACTTACTATAGCGGTTTTTTTATTCTTTACGCACATCCGTACCCCATACGATAAGAGAGCATTTATATGGATGGCTTGGGAGAGAACATAGGCTGTACTGCACCCGTACGCACGCCTCGCAGACTTAAATGGGTACTGCACAAGTTAATAGGACATGGTGCGACAAGACTATTAACGATTGAACATTATCTCAGGAAGGACTGGTGTGCTACGCACATGGGTCAAGGGAGCGAGTTTAGCACCCTTGGGGATACTATTATCTAAATATATAGGTGTAGAGAATGAATCCATATTTAATAACAGAGCCAACTTGTATATCTTTTAGTGGTGGTAGAACTTCCGCATATATGCTCTATCAAGTATTACAAGCTAACAATGGTTTGCCAGAAGATGCAATCGTTTGCTTTGCTAATAAGGGTAAAGAAGAAGAAGCTACATTAAAGTTTGTTAATGATTGTTCTGTTAATTGGAATGTAAAGATCAACTGGGTTGAATTCCAAGACCATGAAGACCCGTTGCAAAGATATAAGAATGTTACGTATGAAACTGCATCAAGGAATGGTGAACCATTTGAAGCATTGATACGTAAACGTAATTACTTACCGAACCCTGTTACTAGATTCTGTACGAGTGAATTAAAGATACGCACAATGGCGTGTTTTTTGAAGCAAACAGGATTATTTGATGATTGCTCTAAGTCGGAGCTGGAAAACGCTTCTTGGATAGGGCTTAGA